ACCAGTATCAGATTCAAGGATTCATAGATGAGTACAAGACGATCAATCCCGACCTCGACACGCTTCACGCGGAGGCGCAGGTTCTGCGTCAACAGGGACCGGAGATGGCCGATAAACTGGTCGCATCCACGTCGACGCCGCCGCCACAGCTTGATTATGGCGCCATGATCACGCAGATCGTCGTGCTGGTTCTACTTGTCATTGCTGCCTTTGCGATCAACGCGTCCTCATGATCACAAGAAGGAGTGCCAGAGACGCAGCCACAAAGAGGGCGCCCATCACCTTCATCCCTGTGCCGTTCATCGCGTCTTCGGTTTAATATATCATGCGGAGCGTCTGCTGTTTGTCGGTTCCAACTAGCAGCCCGTTGTAATCGCGCTGAATCTCCATCACCCTGCGAATGAGTTCGTGCTGTTCATCTGTGTCCGCTCCCGACGATACAGACAGTGCGGCCATCTGCGAGAGAGTCTCGCTCATGGCCTGTTGCGCGGCCAGAATCGCATTGTTATTGGAAAAGTCGTTGTGGATGACTGCGTTCTGTACGAGTCCGTCATAGACTTCTTTTTGATGTTGGTACTTGGCTCGAAGATCCGTCATGTTCGCGGCCGTTGTTGGGTCACCCATTGTGACTAGGCAACATTTACGTCAGCCACACAGTAGCGGTAGTATACACTCTTGCCCACCGTATCACTGTGGCGAGTGATCTCAATGATGTTTCCGGGAACGGCACCAATGACACGAGCCTGGATATCCTGCGAGTCAATCCAGGGCATCTGATCCTCTGGCTTGAGGATGCGGTTCTTATCCAGCACGTCCTTCGCCTCGTCGGGTGTCAGAATGCGGTGGGGGACGGACATTCGGTGGACGGTGATGTCCATCTGCAGCTCACGGAGGTGGAAGAACTGAATACGCTGCTCGATGAACTTTGACCGAATCAGGTTCATCAAGTTGCCCGACGGCTTGGACATGGCCACAACGATCATGCCATTCGTGTAGTCGTTCTCCTTCGCATAGTCGATATACGTATGCACGTCGCGTTCCAGCATCTTGTCCTTCTGGCTGAAGACGACCAGCACATCGCCGATCGTGTAGGCATTGACGTCCTTCAGGCCTGATGCAACAGGCTTGGTCTCCGTGGGCAGCTTACGGCGCTCGTAGAAGATGCGGAGAGTTGCAAGAGCCTTGTCCTCCATTGTGCCCTTTCTACCTACAATGGAAAGAGTTCGTTTTTTATTACCCGAGTAGAACAATGCTTCACATTGCCGCTTTGCTTGCAGGGCTGATGGCTCTTTTTGCCGTGTTTCAACTTTCGGGGGACGTGGAGAAGTTTCAACCTGAGCTCCTCGATCGCAGTCAGGTCCAACGGACGCAGGAGGTCGAGCACTCCTCGTATGAACAGCGGACGAATCACATGCCCCGCAACTCGTTTGTCGAGGCTGTCCAGGGTATGGCGACGCCGTGGCGCGTAAACGCATATACAGCTGTGAGGTCTATGTAAACAATGAAGATCCCAAAGGCCCTGCGTGAACAGGTATGGATGGTGAAGGCGGGTCGAGTCTTTGATTCAAAGTGCAAGATCGTGTGGTGTGCAAATCGTATGAATGTGTTCGACTTCCAATGTGGTCACAACATCCCCGAGTCCAAGGGTGGTGCGACAACACTTGATAATCTAATTCCCATCTGTTCGCGCTGCAATGTCAGCATGGGGAACCAGTACACAATCAACCAATGGAACGCCAAGTTCGCATCGCGGACACCGCCTTGGTGGAGACGGATTTTCACATGGTGGTCATGACACATCAATGCATGCCTTCTACATCAACTTGGATCGACGCACGGACAGACGTGCCGAGGTAGAGAAAGAGTTCGCAGACAAGGACCTGGTTGTCGAGCGATTCCCCGCAGTTGAATACACGCCCCCTACAATCGGATGTAATCTATCCCACATTGAAGTTCTGAAGTTGGCACGGGCACGAAACTACCCTTCCGTGATGATCTTCGAGGACGATTTTCAGTTTGTTGTTTCCAAAGAGCAGTGGACTCATCTGATCGCACAGCTACCGGAAACGTATGACGTTGTTATGATGTCATACAACACAATACAGCCTTCCCCATATAATGATGTTTTTGACCGCGTCCGGGGCGCACAGACGGCGAGTGGATATATTGTCCATTCCCGCTTCTACGACAAGTTGATCGCACAATGGGAAGAGGGAGTAGAGTTGTTCAAGCAGAATCCCGGTGTACATTGGGTATATCTCAATGATCAATATTGGAAGCCGCTCCAGCCAGTCTCTGACTGGTTTGCATTCAAGACGCGCATCGGGATCCAACGTCCAGGATTTAGCGATCTTGCTGGAGGATTTGTTGAATACGGTTGTTGATGTACCCTCGCTGAAACATGGGGCTGAATACCCGCTGTGACATCTTCAGTGCATTCTCCGCAATGACTCTCGCCTCGTCGTCGTGGGTCACTAACCATTCAATTTTTTCCACCAGATCCGAAAGATCGTAGTTCACTGGAATGTAGTTCACCATCGGTATCAGCTCACTCTTGAACCACCATCGACTCTCTGGATGCGTAATCAGGATCGGCACAGAGCCGAGCGCAAACCCCCACTGACCATTGGAGGCTTGTGTATTTCCATCGATGACGAGCACATACTTGTATTTCGAATGCGCATCGGGTCCGAGTAGCGACTTGTCTGCAAAGTGTTCGGGTGGGATCACGTTGTCATTGACCGGCCACCCGCCCGGAACAAACTTGACATCCGTGTTCGGGACGCCGAAGAGCTTTTCAACTACACGCATCCGCACGGAGGGGCGATGAAACCCACTTGATCCGCCGCGCCACATCACGACAGGAGTCTTCTCCGACCAGGGTCGCTGTGGAAACGAGAGTCCATGTGTGAAGGTTGTGTCGTCCCATGGAAGCAGAATCATGGACTTGCTAGTGAACCCATGCGTCGCATACAGACAAACCAGTGGCCGCGTACTGGGACGAGCGAGAGCTTCAAGTGCTGCATACTCTCTTGCAGGTCGTACAACAGTCTCGACGCGCCCGAGAGATGTCATCATACGAGCATACTCTTCGTCTTCGATGAGTCCGTCGGTCTGTGGAAAGACTGCGGTGATTGCAGCGTGACGGATACACTCCAACACATATCGATAGATGGGGCCACCGATGATAAGCCGCTGGTCGTAGGAAGCCCATGCATGGGGAATCCCAGGCGGGTCGCATACGACAGTACGAGGGACATTGAGAATTGACGGGGCATGATCAGCAGGATACCAATCGAAGTGAAATCCAAGTGATTCAAAGTAGGCCCATACGTTGACTTCCCATGTGAGTTTTGGAAGCTTGGGGTACTCACGGAGATAGAACTCATACAGTCTGTTGAGCGAATTGACATCACCAAGAAAGAACCCACCACAGAACCTCCAATTCACGGAGTCCCACGATACGCCCTTTTGCCAACAGCCCGGAAAGAACATGCACGTGGGTGGAAGGTAAGCCGTTGAAAGCGCACGTAACTCGTCCCCAGATGCTGGATCCTGAAGGACATGATACAGGTTAAAGTCGGCCCACGCATAGTGTGTGGATGAATGATGTCCCGAACGAATTGCTCTCCGGATACACTCGATCTTCGCATTCATGAGGATCAGGAAGTTGCGCGTGTCGTGTACGTCGGACCGAGTATCGGGAACTCCCTGAGGAGAAATCGGGTAGAAATCGAGTTCCTCGAGTGAAATGGTCTCGACGATTCCATTCTCGATCGGAGGAAGTCTGTCACGGAATTCAGGACTGATGAATACGTGGAGTCTGATCCCTGTTGCGTTGAGCTGTTTGAACAGTTCAAAGCGTACGTCAGTTGCGCGGTCCTTGGGCCTGTCTTCTCGGAGATCCAAGAATGCTGTAACAAACGTTACGGTCATTACGGGATTTTCGCTTTACATGTGAAAGTAATAAAATGGTTGGACACCTAACCGTGGAACTAAACGGGGGGTTGGGGAACCAGCTTTTCCAGTTAGCCGCTCTCATGCATATCGCGTCTAGAACAGGTCGTAGACCCTATCTACAGTCTCTGGCAAACCCATCACCCCATTCATCCGTCTCGTACTTTGACACCATCTTCTGGCGATTTCGGTCGATGGTACTGACTGGTCATACTCCGATTCGAATTGAAGAGCCATCGAATACAGCCTACATCGACTGGCGTACTATGCTTCGTTTGCAACCAGACATTCGCATAGCTGGGTACTTCCAGGACTGGAGGTACGTTAACCAGGATTTTGTACGTGAGCTCCTGTTTCCAACTGCGACACAGGATAGATACGAAGGTATCAAGGAAGGTATCTTCCTACACATCCGCGGCGGTGATTACGTGAACAACCCTTATCACGATCTCAAACTAGATGCATATTACGAACGGGCTATCGCCATGTTTCCGGATGCTCACTTCTTTGTTGTGACCAATGACATAAAGTACGCATTGTCTAGGCCGTTCATGTCTACACTCAAATACACACTCGTCACGGAATCAGAACTCGATACATTGTACCTCATGAGTCAATGTGCAGGTGGGATCTGTGCAAACTCGTCCTTCTCCTGGTGGGGCGCCTTCCTCAATCCTCATCGAAAAATCGTCATGCCAGAACGCTGGTTTCCACATGCGATGGCACCATCGGAAGGCTATTACTTCCCTGGAGTCATCAAATGTTCAGTGTAACTACAGACTTGGGCACTGGCTCCGGTTTCGTTCCGGCTGCACGGTGTACGAGTACTTCATCCCAGGTCGCCTGGAGCACAGGAAGGTGGGTCGGGAGCCACGCCACGTCCTTCGGTACGAACGCCTTCTTCGTGGACACCAGAATCCAGTAGATGAACTGTGGATCTGCATCCTGGTCAAGACTCCGCAGCCACGCGTTCAGATCCATGTCCTGAGACTTGTAGTGCACGGTATCATCGGCATAGACTGCAAAGACACCCTTGGTGACCGTCGAGCGGATCCACTCGGATGAGAATACCTGCTTGAATCGGAACTCCGCATACTCGCATTCGTCGATGCCCGAGCACTCCATCTGCATCTGCATCTGGTGGTTGTAGGCTTCAGGAACACCATCGGAAGGTGGGCGCGAGAAAGGGCACTTGAACTCAACCAGGCGTCCGCGCCGACGCACATCCATTGGGTCGGTTGGGAAGATGATGCCGTCTGGAGACGCACCAAGAAAGG